AACAATGCATGGGTGAAGTGAGGGCTGCATATTTGCAATATGTAGGACCAAAGGACAAAGCAACGGAGGTGTATGATGGAGAACTTGGTTAACGCAGTAAGACAAGAGGAGCAACAGTATTTTGAAACGTTGAAACATTATTTTAATGCCATTAAGACTGAGAATGATGAATTACGTAAACGGTTAGAAGATATTGAGGCTACCATTAGTAATCGTAAAGACAATCAATGCAGTTTGATTGAGACGGAAGAAGAAGCTCGGGCTAAGGCTGTAGTTAGAGCTACGTTAGGATTTGAGCCGCCACGTGTAAGCGGTTTTCATATGATTGTTAAAGTTTATACACGCGATGAAGATTTAGTGAAGTTATTTAATGATGACGGTAGTCCTATTATGGACCCGTTAACAGGTAAGCAGAAATGCCTTATAGCGGCAGAAACGACGAGGAGCGAAGACAAATATCGTAATTGCACAGGATTGGTCGTAGCGCAAGGCTTTGATTGTTACAAAGGCGCAAGGTTCAGACTATCAGGTCCTTGGTGTAAGGTGGGTGATTTTATAGTATTCCCACGTAATGAAGGGACGCAGGTTATGTATAGGGGTCTTCCGATGCAATATTTGCCGGATGATAGATGTTTAGGGACCGTAGATGACCCATCTTACGTAACTCGCGGATAATTAAGGAGAATTAAAAATGACAGACATACAAGATAATGCGGGCTATGTACCAGAGCAAGAGGAAGTTACAGAACATTTGGATGCACCAGCTTCTGAGCAGGAAGAAGGCGCGCCCAGTGAACAACCTTTTGATGAATACCAAACAGAGAAATCCGCAGAGCAGCCCAAGAAACATAGAGTGCGAGACAAGATTACTGCGTTACATAATAATGTTTGGCATTTATTAGAAGAAAATCGCGCTAAAGATGAACGTCTTAGACAGTTAGAAGCTGAGAAGGTCGCTTTAGGTGAGCAGTTGCAGCAATCAGCTAATATTGCTCTAAACCATTATGACAACAGTGCTAACTTACGTGTAGACCAGGCTAAACAACGCCTTATAGCTGCCGAAGAGACTGGCGATGTAATAGCTAAAGCTGATGCAATTGCTGAAATGGCAGAAGCTAAAGCTGAAGCACAAAGAGCGCGGGAATGGAAAGCGCAATCATCTTTGCGTGAGCAGTCTTACAGAGATGCAGCAGCAGCTCCGGCGCCTACACCTGCGCCTATAGATGAAAGATTTGGTCAAGCGTGGGTGCAAAACAACTCCTGGTATAATCCAGGAAGCCATGACTACCAGCCTCTATTGGCAGAACCCGTAAGGAAGTATGCGTCGCAATTGGATTACCAATTGCACAATAGTGGTCAAGGTCATTTAATTTATTCTCCACAATATTTCCAGGAAATAGAATCGTATGCACATAATGTAGGAGAGGGTTTGTTAAAAAACAGAGGATTGAATATGCAACAAGGAAATAACACGGTGGCATCTGTAAACAGAAATGGTGCAGGCGCTCAAGGGACAGGCCGTATATCAGTGAGATTAACGGAAGATGATAAGGCAATGGCTAAACGTTTTGGTGTTAAGGAAGAAGACTATGTTAAATACAAAGCTAAAGAAGCAAGTGCTCAGCGTAGCTTTGGCAGGGACTTCGAGATGGCTAAACGTAATGGGAGGTTTTAATTATGGCAGGTATTAAATCAACAGAATTTGCTCGTGTAAGGGAAGAGTTGTCGGCGTCTGAGGCTCGTAACATAGATGTAGATAAAAGGCTGGAAAGCTTAGAGGGCATGATTAGAGGCAGAGAGGCAAGAGATTTTGCACCTCATGAGTCACGCAATAACGAAACACGCTCAAAAGAACTGCGGGCCGCGACCTTGCGTCAAGACTTTAAGATGAATTACAGGGGACCTTTATATTTTGCACCTCATGAAATCCCTGAGGGCATGGAATACTTCTGGGTTAGGGAAAGTTCTCAAGGTATGTTAGATACTGGGCGCGTTACTGAAATGATGTCAACAGGCTGGACTTTTGTTCCTGCCTCTCGTCATCCAGAGCGGTGCTACGTTATTCCTGGGCAAGCAGAAAAATCATTGGATGGATGCCTAAGATATAAAGATGTAATTCTAATGGAAAGGTCTAAAGAGCTTAATGACGAGGATAGACGGCACTTTGCAGCTGAAACCCAGCGCGCAGTCCGTGACTTACCTGGGTTAGATGGTCTAGTAAGGTCTTCTAAGGGAATGCAGTTTACTCGAGACAGTATCATAAATGAAACTTCTCAGGGATTGGCATCATTCCGTGGCAATAAAGTGGAGGGTGGATTATCTAATTTATCATTTGGGAATTAAAATAGCTGTAAGGGCGACTGTTTTACGCCTCCCCTTGCAAATAGATTATATTGAATGATAAAATAGTGTAGAGATTTAAAATAATAAGGGGTATAATAGCTTCTTATTATATGGACAGTTGCGGACTACCCACAACTTTAAAAAGGGAGGTCTCCATGGCAAAGACATATTTCCATGGGAGGGCTAAAATTTGATAAGTTTTAGCGGAACGGTGATTCACTCTTGTCTGACGCAGAGAGAGTGAGAGGTGCAAGTCCTCGTTATATCTGATGACTATAAAAATTAGTCAAATTTAGGCAAGCCAAAAACGGTTTGTTAAAAACAGATTTAACGGGGATATTAATGTCAAACATTAGCACTAGCAGTGTCAATTCGCCTCAAGGCTTTCAACTATGGGGCACCATCGCAGGACGTACCGAATCAGGGCAACTTAGCACCTACGAAGTACTGCCTCCTTTAAACTACGCACCACTTAACGCAGCATTCACCGGTATTTATCAAGGTGATTATGTTCGCTTAGGAACCTCTCAAGACGCAAATCCTGGGTCTAGTTATTTATATCCGGCTAATCCTGGCGAACCAGGCGTAGGTGTTTTCCAAGGATGTTATTATAAGGATGTACTTGGCAACCCAATTTATTCTCCTTATTTATTAAATAACACCTTAACATTTGTAGCTAATGGTAATTCGACCTCAATTTTTTGCCTGGTTATGGACGATCCAAATGCATTGTTTAATGTACAAGCTTCTTTCTCTGGCAATGTTGTTTCATCGACAGTACCACTAGGCATTACCCAAGCACAAATTGGTTTAAATGCCGACTTAGGTATTGGAGGAACATTTACCGATGCGGTTAATGGCATAGTAACCCTTCCTACCGGACAGACTTATCTTCAAAATCCTGCTAATGGGAATGCAAGAGCTAGCCACGTATCAGCTGAATATTTAGATATTTCAACTATTAGTGGCAATCAAACTTCTCAGTTTAAGATTAAGCAATTTACTCCTGGTGTACAAAATGGCACCCATGCTTACACGACTACTACTGGAGTTGGATATGGCAATGGACTGCAAGGTGCATTTAACAATGTATTAGTTACTTTAAATAATAGTGTTTACAAGAGCGGTATATCGCAAAATTACACATATACAACTACCGTTACTAATATAACTAAAGCACAATTTATAGCCATGACCAATGCTGCCGGTGGTGGCCTTGAATTAACACCTCAATCCAGCACTACTACCATTTTTATTCCTATAAGCGTGGTTTTAACTTTCAATATACCTGTAACCGCAGGTGGCGAGCCATTCACAGCAGGGTCTGGAATACTGCTTAATTACTATGATGGTACTAATAATGTAGGGGTTGCGAGTGCAACAGCTTCACCTACTTTGATTACCTCTATTACACCAACAGCTACGGTGCCGGGAACTGGTTCTGTTTATATTCCATTACTCCCAACACCCACGTCGCCAGGTGCTTTAATTACCTCTAAACATACATTTTTAGCGCTAAATACTGTAGGGGCTTCATTTGCTAACGCGGGCAGTGATACGGGCAACTGGATTACGGCCTCTGTGTCGTATTTAACGATACCCGTTTAACGAATAGTTATTACTTAATTAAAGGAGAATTTAAATGCCTATAAATACATCGGCCATCGCATCAGAGCTTCGCCCCGGCTTAGCTGCATGCTTTGGTAACTACGACTTATACCCATCTCAGTGGTCTGAAATTTTTGATACTTATGAATCAGATAAAGCGGACGAAATTGAAACCGAAATGAGGTTCCTAGGAGTCGCACAATTCAGAGATGAAGGCGCGCCTACTGCGGTTGACACTATGGCTGAACGTTACAGGACGGTCTACCACCATCGGTACCTGGCCTTAAGTTTTATCATAACTAGACAGGCCATCATGGATAATTTGTATAAAACACAATTTCCACAAACGGCTAAAGCATTAAAACGCTCGATGTCTATTGCTAAAGAAATTTTAGGCGCAGCTGTTTTAAACAACGGTTTTACAACCTCTATTGGTGGTGATGGACAGCCTCTATACAGCTTAACCCATCCTATCGATACAGGTATTGTTCCTAACACTTTACCTGGTTTAGTAGATTTAACTGAAGCAGGTATAGAGCAAGCTATTACACAAATTCGTGTGTTCAAAGACATTGCAGGACTTACCATCGCTGTTAAACCTCTTAAACTAATTGTTTCGCCAAAGAATGAATGGCAAGCAACTCGTATATTAGGTAGTGCATTTAGAACTCAAACTGCTAACAACGATATCAATGCTATTTACAACAATAGCGCGATACCAGAAGGCGCACGGGTTAATGTGTACTTAAATAACAATGGCAATTGGTTCTTAACCACTGATGCGCCAGATGGATTTAAGCATTACATCAGAGAAGCATTGGAAACCGATGTTTACACCGATTTCTCTACTGATAATTTAATGGCGAAAGCAGTCGAAAGATATTCTTTCGGTTTCTCTAACTTCCGTTGCAGCTTCGGCGTGCAAGCCGCTTAATAAGGAATAATAACGTGTCAGATGTATTTCCCACGAATATTTATAACTGGCCAGCGGTTGACCTTACAGCATTTTGCTCAGGGCAGACTGCTACTACAGGTACAGACTTAACGCTAAATGGAACTTTAGTTCCGGTTGGTGTGCGAAATCCGGTTGCCAGTTTAATTGCAATGGGAATGGCTAGAACTGTGAGCATAAATTCTACTGCGGATGCTTCAGGGTCTACCTTTACAGTATATGGCACGTTAAATGGTTGGCCTGTTTCTCAAACTATCACAGGGCCTAATAATACAACCGTATATACTACTCAAATTTTTGACACAGTATCTAGGGTGAGTGTAGCAGGTGCTGGTGCAGTTATAGTAACTGTAGGAACAGGATTAACCGGGCGCACTACTTGGTTTGCATGTGATTACAAGTCGCAAAATCAAGTAGTGACTGCTCAAGTGATAAAAAATAATGATGTAATAAATTGGCAAGCACGAGTGTCATTGCTTAGAGTTACTAGCGCAATAGACCCTCCTAGTTTAGCAATAGATTCAATAAACGAAGATTCAGAATTAGTGTCTTCAATAGACCAAAATATTGCGGTCATGGCAATATTTATACTACCTGGCGCTCCTCCCCCAGATGGCACTTTAACAAATGCTTCAGGCTCTTTAACAGCTTATATTTTAGAGCGACCAACATATTAGGGGTAATTATGGGTAGAGGAAAAAAGGAAGACGGACACTGGATGCAACAAGCATTTGCGCATAATAAAGGCGCATTACACAAAAGCTTGCATGTGCCAGTAGGACAAAAGATATCGGAAAATAAGATGGACAAAGCATTACATTCTTCTAATGGTTTAACTAGAAAACGCGCACAGGCGGCCGAAAATGCTAAACATGCACGCGGGCTTTAAAAAATTTACTAGGTATGAATAAGTGTCAACGTCGGAACAATATAATTTCCAAAATACTCCCTCAGAGCAGCTCATCGTGGATGCTTATGAACGTATTGGATTTGTTCCAAGCTTAATTACTGCCCAAAAAATAATATCAGCACAAAGATTATTAAACTTAATTCTTAGCGAATGGATTAATCGCGGCCTGAATTTATGGACCGTAAGGTTCGATATGTTAGGGCTTTCACCTAATGTTACTAGCTATAAGTTAACTCCAAAAGTTATTACCGACGCCAGCACTCCCACCGCAGTCGGGCAAAATACTGTAACCGACATATTAGAAGCAACTATTAGAAACTCCAATAGAGTTACCGTAGGGGGGAGCGCCATAGCAAGTGGCACTATTGCGCTACATCCAGCAAGTAGCGCTTTTGATGGTAACCCAGCTACCTATTGCACTGTTGACACTACTAATGGATGGCTAGGGTATAATTTCACTAATTTACCTAGCGTGCCAACCGCGCCACAACTAATCCAATTGATAGGCATAACTAGCCAGGTAGATGCTACTTATACATTAGTCGTAGAATACTCTGATGATGGGATAACTTGGGCTACACCCCCGTTAATGACTATTCCGTCTTTCCCCTATCCTAAAGGTCAATTAATTTGGTTTGCACTTAACTTAAGCCAAGAATATTTTGCGCAAGCCGACCCGTTGCAATATCAAATATATGTTCAGAATTTTGGCTCTAATTATATAAGAATTAGAGAGACTAATAATGCAACTCTATCTATCAATGAATTGTATTTCAATAACTCAATTAATGATTTAATTCTTACGCGCATCTCGCGTTCTGAGTACATGACCTATCCTAATAAAGAAAATACTGGTCGTCCATCGCTATTTTATCTTGATAGACAAAGACAGCCTGTAGTTAATCTATATTTAACCCCTAGCCAACAATATAACTGCATGTTCTATAGCTATGCCTCTACTATGCAGGATGCGGGAACAATGCTAGATGAAGCCGAAATACCTAACCGTTTCTTGGAGCCCTTAACAGCGGCCTTGGCTTATAAATTATCTATAAAAGAGATTACTGATTTAAATAAAATTCAATTATTAAAAAGCGAAAGCGACGAGCAATTTAAACGAGCCGCGGAAGAAGATACTGAGCGTGTGCCGTTGCGTGTTTATGGCGATTACTCAAGAGGATATACCGTCTCATGAGTTACAGACCAAAAGGTAAGCATGTAAGTGTTGATTCGCAAGCACCCGAAGCATTGGGGATGTGCGATTACACGCAGTTCGTACATGAACGCAAAGATTTAGTACGGCAGATGGAATATCGCGGTGATGATTTGGTATGGACCGGTCTATATGTAGGTAGACAATACTTAGATGTACCTAACGACCAATTGCGTCCCCCAATAGTGGCGCCTGACCCGGTACCAGTTCCAGAACCACGGGTACAGCAAGGTTCAGGAGTTATCTTGCCGCAACCACAAGTACCGGCGGTACAAGCTTTTAATAATTTAGAGAATTACGGGTGGAGCGCACAACCACAAGCGCCCACGCCGGTTCCTGATGGAGATTTTGATGGCGTTCCCGCACTACCAGAAAATGTGAGGGAACAAATTTTAAGAAACTATGCGTGGACCGCAAATTAATTTAAGGGGAATTTAATGTCTGACACTATACCAAAACCAACCGGCTTAACCAGATTAGTTTTATCTGATAATCCTCCTCCTATTACTCCTCCTTCTACAGCAATTAATACGTCTAGACTATTTGTATCTGATGTATCTCCTGCCGTGCCTACTACACCAGGAAGCATTGCTGTAGAAGTGCAATCAACTACTGGTGGATTTGTATTACCTAGAATGACTACCACACAAAGACTAGCCTTAGTTCAAGTCAATGGGATGCTTGTCTATGACACTACGCTTAATCGATTTTATGTCTCTATAAATAACGTATGGGGCAATGTAACCGTAACTTAATGCATTAATGATAACGCAACAAATACATAGGAGTATATAAATGGCACTTAATTCGCGGCCAGCGGCCCCCAGTAATTTTGCAGACATCATTATAGCTGCACCCCCTGCGACCTATACGGTAAACAATTACAGTCCCGTTGATGCTGCACTTGAAGTGCAAACAACTACTGGAATGGTTTTGTTTCCTAGGATGACTACAGCCCAAAGAGATTTATTAAATGTAGTAAATGGTTCGCAGATTTATAATAGTACTACCAATACAATGCAGGTTTATACCAATGGTGCTTGGGCATCCATAAGTACAGGCGGCGCGGGAGGCAATGTAGTTGGTACTGGTCCAACAACAGTGGGGCATTTAGCTGTATTTAATAATGCTCTTGGCACTGGCATCCAGGATGGCGGCATTGTTCCGCCTGTTATTACAGGAACCCCTGGGGATTTCATGGTATTTAATGGCAGCGGCAATCCAAGTGATTCTGGCCTTCACTTAACTATAGATCCAGTTACAAGTAATTTCTTAATTGTCCCAAGCGCTTCAACTGGCGCTGAACCTAATAACATCGCCCTAGGTTATGGCGCATTAGAGGCCATAGATACTGGTACTTTTAATATAGGAATTGGTGTTAATGCCGGAGCTGGCACAACCGATGGAAATGAAAATATATTTATAGGGCATGCAGCTGGCACCTCTAATATTACGGGCTCTGGTATTACCTGCATAGGCTCTGCATCCGTTGTTGATGATGGCCTTACTAATCCTGTCATAATTGGAACCGATGCGAGCTCCACAGGCAGCCATTCTGTGGCCATTGGTGATACAGCTTTTGCAGCTGGTGGTAGTGGTATCGCTATTGGTCAGCTATCTCAAGCTAACACCAATTCCAGTACTGGCGCGATAGCAATTGGACCAGGAGCTAGTGCTGCTGATGCCAGCTGTATTGCTATAGGAAATGAGGCAACAACGACAGCAGGAGTGTCTGTTTTTGGTGTAAGTATAGCCATAGGAAATAACGCCACTGTTGCTGGAGATGGTTCAATAGCTATGGGTAATTTTGCAAATGTAACTGCTGATAAGGCTGTTGCAATTGGCGGTAGCGCAGCTGCAACTGTTGCAAATACTATGATATTAGGGGGGGTATCGGGCACTTCTGATGCATTAAGCATTGGTATAGGCACGTCCACGCCTGCCGCGGTTTTGGATGTAACCAGTGCAAACAGCGGATTATTAGTTCCTCGCGTCGCCAATACAGGAGCGGTAACATCTCCTGTTAACGGCATGATTGTTTATGATAATAGCGCTACAGCATTTAAATTTCGTCAAGCTGGAGCTTGGGTAGCATTAGGCTCAGGTTCTGGAAATGTGGTTGGCCCTGGCACATCAGTAGTTGGCGATATAGCAACGTATAACAACACCACCGGCACATTAATTAAGGACAGCGGTCTTTTAGCTACCGTAAATAGTGTGACTGGAGATTTTAGTTTATCTGCTACCGCAAGCGGTTCTAGTACCTATGATATTTCCATAGGTCATTTAGCTGCTGCATCAGCCGGAACTGGCATTGCTATAGGTAATAGCGCCACTACATCTGGAGGTAAGGGAATCGCTATAGGTGATACCGCTGCCGCAGCTGGCAGTCAAGCTATTGCTATGGGATACAATTCTACCGCATCTTTTGGTGGCTCTATTGCTATAGGTGATACTGCCGGTGCTACTGCCGCTAATGCCGTTGCTATAGGTATTAATGCAAGCGCAACTGTTGCAAGCACTATGATACTGGGTGGAACAGGAGCAAATGCTGTAAGTATCGGTGTAGGTACATCCACTCCCGCTGCATCAGCTCTTTTAGATTTAACTAGCACTACAAAGGCTCTTTTAGTTCCTCGCACCACAACCGCCTCTATAGTGACTCCCGCTAACGGTATGATTATTTATGATACAGGAACTACTGCAATAATGGTTTATCAAAATACTGCATGGGTTGCAGTAGGGGGAGGCAATGTAACAGGTCCTGGAACATCGGTTGTGGGTGACATAGCTACTTACAATAATACAACCGGGACATTAATTAAAGATAGCGGCGCATTACTTGCTGTAAATAGCGTGGCTGGAAATTTAAGTCTCTCCGCTCCCGCTAGTGGTTCCTCTACTAATAACATAAATATAGGTAATTCAACCAGCGCTACAGGCCCCAACGCTATAGCAATAGGCTTTAATACTAATGCAAATATTACTAGTGGTTTAGCTATTGGCACCTCGACTAATGCAACCCATCAAAACGCTGTAGCAATAGGACCTAGCTCCTTCGCATCAGGGGATTTTAGTACGGCATTAGGATATAACGCACATGCAAGCGCAACTAATGCAACAGCATTGGGAGAAAGCGCAAGTGCAACTGTTGCAAATACTTTAATCTTAGGGGGTACTGGCGCTGATGCTGTGAGCGTTGGTATAGGCACCTCTACCCCGGCTGCGGTATTAGATGTAACTGCTACTACTACTGGTATTTTAGTTCCTCGCACTACAACTGCTTCAGTAACATCGCCGGTAAATGGAATGGTTATTTACGATACTGGCACCACTTCATTTCAGTTTCGTCAAAATGGCGCATGGGTAGCTCTAAGCGCAGGCTCTGGGAATGTAACCGGTCCTGGCACCTCAATAGCGGGCGATATTGCTACTTATAATAATACTACTGGTACATTGATTAAGGATAGCGGTCTTCTGCTTACCGTAAATGCCACAAACGGAAATTTCACCCTCTCCACTACTGCAAGCGGCACCTCTACGTATGCTATTAATATTGGAAATGGTAATACTGCAACATCAAATGAATCTATTGCTATAGGTAATACGGCATCTGCTACCGGCGGTAATTGCACTGCTATTGGTTCCAATAGTACAGCAGGGGCATCAGCACTTGCAGTAGGTCAAGGCGCTAACGCATCAGGCACCCAGGGTGTAGCTATAGGGCCGGCTGCTACGGCCAGCCAAACCAATACAATTGCTATAGGTAATAGCTCGGCAACCGCTCTCGCTGCTACCGCAGTGGGCGCTTCTGCTGGCGCTAGCGGAAGCACTTCTACATGCATAGGATTCAACACTCACGCAACTCAAACCAATTCTACAGCTATAGGAGCTGGCGCGACGGCCAGTGTTGCTAATTCCGTAGTATTGGGAGCCACTGGAACGCAAGTTTATTTTACAGGCGGTATATTGGTTGAGCGTACCGCAACTGCTGTAACTTATAGTGCTCTTGTTACTGATTACATCATTGCATGTACCGCCAGTACCTTGACTATACATTTACCTACCGCAGCAGCTGGAAACTCAGGTCAAACCTACATAATAAAAGATGAAAGCGGGGTTGGCGGAAGCACTGTTAACGTAACAGGAGGTGGCAATATTGATGGTGCAGCTACAGCGGCTTTAGGGGCTTATGGAATTGTTAGGGTTTATAGCAATGGCACTCAATGGTTTACTTGGTAGAACTATATGTCAATGACCTACAACTCATTAATAGCGCAAGTTGCCAATACTCTGGAAAGGGCCGACTTAACGCTGCAAATACCTAACTTTATTAGTCAGGCTGAGCAGCGTATTAGTCGTGAGTCTAAGACATTGGGGCTTGAGCAATATGTGAGTGGCGCCTTTACGGTAGGTTTACAAAAGATACCCAAACCTGCCAGATGGAGGCGCACTATAAGCTTTAATTATGGAACGCCAAGCACTGAGTTCATGAATCAATTTGATTATACGCAGTTAGAGTTAAGGGATTATGAATATTGCCGCCTTTATTCGCCTAATGCATCTCAAACTGGCAAGCCGGTATATTACTCGGACTATGGCTATTCAACTTTTCTAGTAGTGCCTGCTCCAGATTTCACCTATCCATTTGAGCTGGCTTATCTAGAACTACCAGACCCATTGACTGTGACTAATCAAACTAATTGGCTCACGGATTATGCGCCTGATGTGCTTTATTATGCGACCCTCCTTGAAGCTGTAGCCTTTTTAAAGAATGAAGAAAAACTTACTACGTGGACCACTTTATACAAAGCGGCACTTTCAAGCTTAAATCAACAAGATGACATGCGGGTCGAGGACAGAATTAGCAACAGGAGTTCTGACTAATGCCTGATAAAATAGTAGCCTTAAATGCTCAGCCGGGCATCCAACGTGATGGGACTAAGTTTGCATCCCGCAGATGGAGCGATGGCTTATGGTGTAGATTTCAGCGGGGATTACCGCGGAAGATTGGTGGTTACAAACTAATTAGCGATACTATACAAGAAATTGTTTATGGCATGATTGTTGTTAACAATACCCCTAATTTCAATATATTTATGGGCACTGAATCTCATTTATATGCGCAACAAATAGATTTTTTTGGCAATCCGCTTGGAGCTGTTTCTGTTATTTACACTCCTTTTGGATTTCCAACAAGTCCGTTTAATATATGGTCATTTGATTATTTGTATGATGATACGTCAACAAGTAATAGCTTGATAGCACATGCAGCACCTAATTTAAGCACTATTGAGAACGATATTAATAGACCTGTTTATTTTGGCCCTGTAAATGCAGGAGTCCCATTAATACCGGCATTTACCAATGTTCCGCCCGGACAAGTAGCTGGCGATTATTATGTAAGTGGCGGCGTGGTATCACTACATCCTTATTTACTTATATTCGGCAACAATGGCTTTGTGGCATGGAGTGCCGCGAATGACCCTAGTACGGTTTTAAGTAGTGCCCGCATTACTTCCTCTAAAATAGTAGCTGGATTCCAAGTGAGGGCCGGCAATAGTAGTCCTGGCGGTTTGTTGTGGAGTTTAGATAGCGTAATTCGTGTGACGCTTACTACGTCACCACCTGTGCTCTTTACTTTTGATACTGTCACAAGTGAGTCTTCGGTTTTCGCACCAAAAACTATTGTTGAATATGATGGGATATTCTATTGGATTTCTGTCGACAGATTTTTACAATATACGGGTGTTGTACAAGAGATACCTAATGATACAAATCTAAATTTCTTCTTTAATAATGTTGATTATGCGTATTCTCAAAAAACATGGGGAACTAAAAGTACGCAATATGGTGAAATTTGGTGGCCCTTCCCAACTAAAGATACAGCCAGCACGCCTAATCCTACACATGAATGCAATTGGGCGATTGTTTATAATGTTCGAGAGAAGACTTGGTATGATACCCCTCTAGAACGCAGCAGCGGTTACTTTAGCGAAGTATTCGCTGACCCTATCTGGACAGGCAACGCCCCTAATGTAGACTTTGGATATGATGTATGGATACATGATATTGGAGTAGATGAAAATAGAAATAATGTATTAACAGTAATTCCCAGCTCTATTACTAGTCCAGATATTACATTTTGTGCCACGGGTCCTGATGGCAATTGGAGTGGCATAGATAAGCAGGTAGAACTTTATAGATTAGAACCAGATTTCTTATTATCTGGGAATATGACGTTAACAGTAGATGGCAAGAACTACGCACAATCACCAGTATCATCGGAACCAATTTACCAGGCTACTATTACACCAACTACTGAGAAATTAGACATCAGACAACAACGTCGACAGATGACATTAAAATTTGAAACCCCTGAATTTGGCACTACCACTACAGGAGGTGACTTTCAGATGGGACAGAATTTATTAATATTTAGATTAGGGGATGGGCACCAATAATGGTTATACCAAAAAATATTGCATTATCATATTGGGCGGCTTCCTTAATAATAGATTTTCCGGATGACAATATACCAATATTGTTAGATGAAAAAGACTGGAGATTATGGGGCGATGTTTTGTCGCAATTAAATAGTTTTACGGTTAATGGCGTACCTTCTACTGTAGGTTATGATAATTTTCAAGATTATGCAGAAGGGGTATATCAAGCAATGTTAAATTTTTAAGGGAGATTATTATGGCTGGATTTGATTGGGGTAGTTTATTAAACATGGCTAAATCAGCGCTACCTGGTTTAGGAGGAATGGTTTCGCAAGCGTTACCTGGTCTCGGTGGTATGCTTGGTGGTCTCATTGGTGGGGATAAAGGAAATGCGTTAGGGCAATCTTTGGGTGGTTTAGGACAAGGCATTTTAGGAGGCGCGTTAAAGCCTGGACAAAACACTCCTTGGTGGCAGGGGGCAATGCAAGGTGCTGCACAAAATATGGCTCCTGCTCTACAAGGATTAGGTAGTTATATGGGCGGCAATGCGGGAAATATAGCAAATCAACTAGGGCACATGAGTCAAAACATGTATAACCAATACCAACAAGCACCTAGTTTTAATCACTTTGCTCAACAATTACCAGGGCAGATGGCGCAATACTTGCCAGGCTTGGGACAAAATGTAGGTGAAATGTTTGGTGCCGGAGATATGGGGCGCAACATTGGCCGCATGGGTAGCACTATGGCTAATATGGGTCAAGGCATGATGAATCAATATCAACAAAATCCTGGCCAAGGGTTGGGTAGATTTGCAGGGCAAATGGCTCAACATTTACCCCAATTAGGGCAGAATATGGGTAGTATGTTTGGTCAAGGACCCATGGGATATCAAGCAGGGCAAACTGCATCTAATATGGCACAAAGATATTTGCCACAAATGTCTCATTCTATGAACAATAACATGCACAACTTTGAACCATCTGATGAATCAAGCATGATGCTTGGTCGCAGAGGCATGCAATAAGGGGATATAAATGCGTGACTTATCAAGTATAGCTGAACAACTGCGTAGCAAGGGGCGCAGTGGAGATACAATCTTAGCTCATATCAATCCTGAAGAGGCGGAATTATTGCGTGGGGGGCAAAAGCAAAGTATTAATCCCCATACGGGATTACCTGAGTTTAGGGGTGGTCTTCTTCATGTTATTGGCAGGGCTCTTGGTAAACCGTCACATGCTCAAAAAAGACAGATGCAAGCAGAGGGAACATATCGCAAGCCTCGTCTGGGTAATTATGTAGCAGCAGCATTGCCCTTCTTGGCAGGTCCTTTAGGGGCTGGGTTGGGAGGTGTGTTGCCAAGCTTTATGTCAAAATTTGGCACTATATTGCCCAGTGGATTAGCTGGTGGTTTAGCTGGTCTTGCTGGCAATGCATTACAGGGTAATAGAAGTATTCTAAAACAGTCACCTATGGGTTCCTTTATGGGTGGTGCGGGTAAGGGAATAGCATCTTCAACAATCACCAATGAATTAGCGCACTTATTTAATGCTGACCCTTATGGAACTTTTGGCAAAACCATTGGTATGCGTGAACCTCTCTTTGATAGCATGCGCTCTACTTTAGCTCCTGATGTTGCTATGCAAGAAGCTGTTAAAGGTGTGAACCCCTCAAGCTTCACTAAACTTGCCGGAATGATTGGTCAGATTTATCCCGGGGGCGGCAAAGGAGCTGCTCCGGGAGCAGGTTATGGTGAAGAGGATGAGTTCCACGGGGAACCTTCTACTGTAACTTCGCACGGTATGACACAAGGTAGTGCGGGTCGCAATGCCGTGGCTAATTTTGGTGGTGGCAAAACCGCGATGTCTGGCGTGGGAAGCGACGACGGTACAAATGAATTAAATTCTCCTTATTCTCATTCTCAATTACTAGAAATGCTAATGAAAATGTTACGTGAGCATCCTGAGAGGCGTGAAGAAATCATGGCAGAAATTAACAAGATGCAGGGTGGGGCGAAACGCCTTAAAGCAGGCGGTTATGTGTGTGGCAAGTCGGGCGGACAGGCAGATGACCGTCCCGTTAAAATACCGCATGGTTCATATGTTGCTAACGCAACAATTGTTAGTTTATTAGGGGATGGCAATTCAAATAATGGTGATAAAAAATTAGAAGAATTTGAGAAAAATGTTTTACGTAGCTCACCATTTATAAGGGGTGAACGAGGTAAATGGGAACCTACTAAAAAAGTTGATGCTTTAGTATCGGATGGAGAACGTATAATACATAAAAAGGTGGTAGATGCATTAGGAAGAGGCAATAATGTAAAAGGGGCTAAAATTTTAGATAAGGCATTTAAAAATGTGTTGGCACATAAAGGTGTTAAGTCAATTTTACCGCCTAAGACTAAGCCGCTTACATCATATATTGGCAGGATTTAAAAGGTAGAAAATTGGCATGCCAACAAAGTATGTAATACAGAGAATAAATCCGTGGTCACAAGAATATACTGATGTAGGTGCCCGTGCTGAAAAGTTAGCCAAAACCCCTTTTCCTGCTGATTTATACCCTGAACGTGGAGCGCCTGGAGAATCATTTAGAAAAGCACAAGAATTAGCGGCGCAAACTGGTGAAAGCTCTCCTTATAAATATGTTCAATCACTTGCAGCCAGTAATGATTTAGCGAAGCGTGCTGCAGGTCCGGTGAATATGAATGCCTACATGATGCCTTATTTAGCTCATGTAGGCGAGGAACTTGCGCGCTCTATGAGACGGACGCATGAACCTATAGCTCAAGAAATGAATAAGAAATTTAATACATCACATCCCAAAAGTTTCCATAAAAATTTACCGGCACAATTAAATCGTGATTTAGAAAAAGAAATAGAAATACAAAAACAATTAGCAATGGCACAAGGATGGGATTCAGCCGCTCAACTATCTAAGCAAGATGAGATTCGGAAGCTCCTGGGCTCGGAATTGTTAGGAAAAGGTGGTATACGTCAACAACAGGCGCATATACACGATATTGAAACATTGAGTAAGAGTGCGAACCTGGCAAGAGCGGAGGAGCAGGGAGCGCGTGAACATTTAATAGCAACTGGGATGAAGATACTAGGCTATCCTTTTGATTTATTGAACAGATATAACAGGATAGTACGTGGGTTACCTCTTAAATACGGGATTGATGCAATAAGAGAGGGTAAGATGCCAGCTAAGCCAATACAGACTCCCCCAATTGATGTTGAGCAAGAACAATATGATGCATTTGTTAGAGGGCAAGAGGAAGCAATAGAGAGAGAAGAGCCCGTTAGAAGAGAACAAGCGGCACGGGAAGAACAGGTTAGAGGAAGAGAAAGAGCCGCGGGAATACCAAATCCAGTGATTGGAAGGATGGCAAGGGCATGGGGAGATTGGGCAGAACGCGGCGGCGAACGTATACGTGCATATTATGAGAATCCACCCCCTGCAAGACCGTATGGACGTGAAGAGCCTAATCCAGCTCATGCTAGGGTTGACGCAGCAGAGGCTGCCGTAAGAGGCATATATGCGCAAGAAGCTGCCAGACCGCTAAATCCTGCCGCAGTGCAGGCAGAATATCAGAGGCAACATTGGGAACGTTATGCGAAGGAACAAGCCGCACAACAGGAACATTTAAAACAGCTTCTAGCTAGAAGAAGGCGATAATTGTAGAGCTACGGTAGCGAAAAAATGTTAAACTATTACAACTAGTTTATATGGTTAATTTAAAAGAGTAACTTACTATGTCAGACGCCCGCCAACAGCAACAATTTGAACATGAAGCAGCTCATGCTGCTATGCTAAAAAAACTACAACAAGATGCCAGAGGATTATATGAAAAAGGCCTCCAAGAAGGTCCGTATGGATTTGCTCCACCGGAAGCCGGCGCTCCTCCTGGTGCTCCTCGAACTCAAAATAAGCCACCGGCACGAACACCAGCAGAATATATGGCGCCTTTTCAGCCCGCGCAGTCCTATCGAGTTCAGCAACCTGAGATTCAGGTTCCTGCGGGACAACAAGGTCCGAGCCGTCCATTTATACCTGGGCAGCTTGCACGAGGAGAAGTGCCATCATTCTTTACGCGTCAACAACGATTAGCTCAAAGTGTTGGTACTAGTCCTATTTATCCCTATAGGGATACTTATAAAAAAGCTACAGATTTAGCGCGGGATGCGGCTGGTAAAAGTTTTGTTGGACTGGGCGAAGCAGAGCGGCAGCGTTATATTAATCCGCATACACGATTTGTTGCAGATGAGGTAGCGCGTCTGGGGAAGCTGCGCTTAACAGAAGATATCCTGCCAGCTTTAGAGCAGAAATTTGTACGTGCAGGACAACATGGAAGCGCTGCGCATAAGGAATTAATGGCACGTGCTCAAAGAGATGTAGAGAGAGAAATAGGTTCTCAACAAAGACTGGCCTTAGGTCAAGCTTATGAATCGGGTGCTAAACTTTATAACGAAGAATTAATGCGCAACATTATGTCATCTGAGATGTTAGGTAAAAGCGCAATAGCCCAGCAACAAGCGGAAGCAAAAGAGATAGAGAGCATGGGTGCAGCTCATAATAGAGAGCGCATGGAAGAGGAGTCAAATCGCTCTTATAATGAACAGAGGGCCGAAGAGCAAAGATTGTGGCCCATGAAGATGTTGCAATTTTGGAGCGATATCATGCATGGTCATCCTGTAGGTCATACTACAACTACTACGACCCATAAAAATAATAATAGAAGCACTATAGACGAATTGGCTCGGTTTATGAGCATGGCATCCGCTTTTGGAGGGATAGGAGGGGGCGCCGCAGGGATGAGCAACCCCTATGCACATCATGGGCGGGGATTTGCTAAAGGCGGAAGTGTAAAAAGCCTACATAAAGAAGCTGAAGACGTGCGCGCCCATCATGCGCCAGGAGATACAGTGTTAGCGCATATTAATCCCGAAGAATTAGCTTTCTTAGAAAGACATTTTGGCGGTAGCACTAATCCTCAAACAGGCTTACCACAGTTTAGTTTCTGGGATGATTTATGGGGAGGTATTAAGAAATATGTCCCATTTGTAGGAGGGATAAATAATTTGGTAGAAGGAATTCAGCAACATAAAAGCTTTGGCGATATTATGGGTGATACAGCAAAAGGATGGTTAAATCCAATGTTAAATGATGTATCGGCTGCTGGTGGAATTGCAGGCCCTATAGTTGGTGGCGTGTTTGGAGGACCCGCTGGAGCTATGGCTGGTTCTGCATTGGGAAACATGGCAAGTCAATTAGCAGGACAGTTAAGTGATGCGCTTAATCCACCTGAGGTTTCCCCTGAAGAAAGACAAGCGCAACAAATCCAGCAATACCAACAAGTTCAAGATGATCCATATGCAGCCAGCAATCCCACATTAGGCGCAGGTCAGCTGCGCCTAATGGCTCAACGGCTTGGACAAGGGAATGCGCCAACCAATGACTATCAAGTTGGACAACCACTGCAGCGCATGCTGGCCCAGCAAGGTTTTCAACAACCAAATGATGGAAATCAAATGGGGCAACCCGTTTCACAACAATATTACGGAGGATATTAATGGGCTTATCACGGCAAAAACTAGATGCTATAGCAAATGATGAATACAAAAATGAGCGTCTCGAAATAAATGACATTAAAAGTGATGAAGTAGCCAAACTATGCGAGGCTGTGCATGCCAATTCTTATATTAAAGTGTTAATGATTTATGAAGATGGACGCGCTTGTTATGAGCTGCCATCGTTATGTCTTACTCCTGAAAATTTAGACCAACTATTAAGATTAGATAACATAGAAAGTTTAACCATTTTTTGTTCTGATATTTTAAAATATAACATCGACATGAAACTATTAGAGCCTAGTTTGCTTGATTTAATTTCTTATAAAAAGAATATGATGAGCTTAAAAATTAATTGCATATCAAGTGAAGACAAAGAGAAAGCCAAGCAAAAATCCTTTTTTGAGATATGTAAATATTTTATAAATAATTGCTGGCAATTCATCAACAACAGATGCTTAGGGCCCAGCATGTAAAAGGCGTATAAATATGGTTGATTTAGCACAGCAAATATATTTGGGACAATTAGCCCAACAACAAGCAGGCATACCTATGCGCGGCATGATGTCGCCTCCACAACAAGGCATGATGCCGCAAGGCTCCAGTCCTTATGACATGCAGGCTATTAATCAAGTGCGTCAGGCTATGGGTGCAGGACCGGGACATAAGCCGGTGACGCCAGGCTTTATGGATATGTTAGGGGTATTGGGAAATTATCTAGGTACTCGTAGTAAAAACGCTGAATTTGCGCAGGCAAGTGACCATCGTTTAGCTAATTTTGCGCCTACTATAAAAGCGCGCGAGCAAGAGAGATTAGCCCTAAATCAACAAATTATGGAGTCATTAAGACATGCAGCGCGTGACCAAGAAGATAGAGCTTACAGACACGCCAGCTTAGGAGAAACTATAAGACAACATAACTTAAGCAGAGAAGAGCATGATTTAATGCGTGACTTAAGTAAATCTGAAAAGGAAGCTGCTCGCCTTGAGAGAGCAGAATCCAGAATAGAAACCGAACGGCATCATAAAGCTCAAGAGGAGGATAGAAAATTAAGACACGAGGAGATGGGCGCTCAAAATGCTCATTTGAATAAGAAAGAGATTGATGGAGCTAAAGAAACTTTAAAGATAGGTAAAGAGGCAAAAATTGGGTTAGCCAATGTTAATAAAATGATAGAGTTTTATAAAGATAAGCCTGCAATAGGGTTTAAACGCTATAATCCCGAGAATCAACAAACATTAAATGCTTTAAGAAAAGGTCTTCTGGTAAGTGAAATTAAAAAACTTCCAGCTAAAGGACAAAACAAGCAGCTACAGCAGCAAATAAATGCTGCTATTCCTGGGGCTACCTGGTCACAAACAGCGGCATTAGAGGCATTAGAAGACAAAAAGCTAGAACTGGAAGCGCAAATTCAAGAAGCCAAAGAAGCACAAGAGCTAATAGAATCATTTAAGATGGGAAAGAAGAGCACGGTACAGTTTGTAGATAAAAATGGCAATCCATTTAATATGGTTAATGCTACACCAGAGGACATAGAGGCAGCTGAAGCTAGCGGCGAATTCAAGAGAGTGTCATGAGCGATTGGCGAGCTAAATTAAGGCCAATATCTAATGACAATGGCAGTGATAGCTGGAGAACCAAGTTAAGACCTCTTGAACCCGTACACAGGGATGCCCCTATTGAAGAACCCATTCCTGAAGAACTTCCCGCAGCCCCCAAGCGCTCCACTACTAGATTCTTGGCACAAGAGGCGCTAAAGGGGGCAACGGAAGCACCTGACATTCCGCAGAATTTATTAAGCTTAGCAAGCCATATAAACCCGCTGCATTTATCACGGGAATATATACAAAAACCTATTGCTAAAAAATTAAATATAGAGATGCCTGAAGCGTCTATTTTAGAGCGTACCGTTGATTTCAAGCCAGAACACCTGCCATCGCATTTTATACAAGACCAATTAAAAAAAATGGGTGTTGATGTAAATGAGCATCAAGCAGAAGGTTTGTGGGAAAGCATAGCAGGTAAAGGTGCTCGTTGGGCTGGAACCGCAGCGGGTGCCACAGGATTAGGGGCTTTACTGGGGGCTGGAGCGCCAGCAGCTGCCGCTACCGGAGCCACTACAGTAGGGGCTGGAATAGCGGGAGGTTTAGCTAAAATAGCCAGACCCTTGTTGAAAAGCGCCGCCCCCGCAGGAGAGGCGGCTTTACTAGGTGCAGGAGCCGAAGCCGCACATCAAGCAGGTTTGCCTGAGCCAATAGCTGATATAGCTGCATCTTTTATACCCAGCGCTGCCAAGAAACTCGCTAAGCTACCTAAAGAGGCATTATTGGCATCTGTAGCTAAAGGGGCTAAGCCTAATGTTGAAATATTTAAGATGGCCAAAGAGCATGGTATTGAGCTGCCGTTTAATGTAGGGATGAATAGTAAGCGAGCCAATAATGCGGCTAATAATGTATTGCAATCTGTTTATACTAGTGAAGCTTATAATGAGGCAATTAAGAGGAGTAATAAATCTGTATTAGGTGCTGTGGAACGCTCTATAAAGTCATTGGGCGCTGAACATACAACTCCTGAAATAGGCTCACAGGCATTAAAGGCAGAAGCACATACAGGTCGTAATATAGCTAGAGCAGAGGCCTCTAAATTATATGAAGAGGCAAACTCATTGTTAACTGATAAGGATAAAATTGTTCCGCATAATACACATGCTCTCATTGAAAAAATAAAGGATAAGATTTTAACCACTCGCTCAAATGATGCTGGTCGTGTTAAATTAGCTAACACCTTAAAAGATTTAGCAATAGATTTAGAGTTACCACTATCTGAAAAATACAAAGGCACTGAGCTATCGGGAATGAATAAAAGCGTAGTCAGTGTTTTGGAACAGGAAAATTTTATTAAACAGGTGACTGAGCAATTAGAAAAGAAATTTAAGACTGCCATACCAACCTCTAAATTGACGGCGCTTGAAGATATTTTAGGCAGCAAGACTGGTTATGAGTCTAAGAATGGGGTTGAGAATTTTATAAATGGATTAAGGGGGGCATTAGCGGCAGACATTGAACGCTCGCCTAATAAGGAATTTGTAGTAGCGCACAAAGATGCAGATAGGTTTTATAAACAAAATATAATAGACCGCTATAGAAGTTCGGTAGCTGATGCTATTTTGAAGAATAAAGAACCTAAAGAAGCTTATGCGCTGATGACTACTCCTAAAAACATAGAGTTATTAGAAAAAGCTGCCGGCAAAACACCTGAAGGCATTAAAATATTTAATGATTTGAAGGAAACTAAATTACGGGAAGTGCTAGCAAGGAACGGTTATAACCCAGAAAGAGAGGGTTTAAGTAGTCAAAGCTTCGCTAATTTGTTTACCAAAAAAGAACATGGTGACGGAAGATTGGTACAGAGCTTATTAGGAAAGGAAGAGTATAAGAAATTAAGTGAAGTGGGTAAAATAGCAGAACAATTTGCTAAAGATGGTAGAGAATTATTAAATACTAGCGGAAGTGCTTTAGTGGCTGCTGATTTAGTGCGCAAAGGCTTGGTGTCTAAAGCCATGATGATGAGCGCATCCACAGCAGTATCTGCGGTATTGGGAACCACTGGAAACCTTACTGGAGCAGGCGCCGCCATTTTGCCAGCGGCTTATGCAGCAGGCTACCCTTACATACTTAGCCATATGGTATCCAGCCCTAGGATAGTAAATTTTGCACGCTCTTATGCAGTTGCCAGACAAGCCGGCAAAGAAGCTTTAGCACAAAATATTTTGAAACGACTTATGCAGGCAGTCGTTTTAGATAGCGGCAAGATTGCGCAGAATTTAAATAACAAAGAACAAAAGGAAGAGTAGTGTTATAAGCAATAGCTTTAGATAGTAAAAATCATAGAAGATTTAATTAACAACAAGGAAAAGTGATGTCATATATTAATATTATTGGTAGCGGGGTAACGCAAACCTCTTATACCTCTTATGCGGCTTATACGCTAAATAATACTACCGTACCTGTTAATAATCCTCTTGTTTTATACTGGTCTACCCAATTTATAGATACCCCCTATATAGTTGCAGGGTGGATAGATATAACCGCGACAGATGCGGGCAGCAATACAGTTATGATGCCGAACGCGCAAGAAGCAAGCACTGGAGAGAAAGTAACTTTTAATAATCCGGGCACTAATGCTTATATCGTAGCAAACAATGGAGGCACCACATTAGCCACTATTGCGCCAGGCGAGTTTTGGGAATTTATTTTAACTGACAATACAACGGTAAATGGCAGCTGGCGCGTTGTTCGTCCTGCTGGCTCTGCCGCGGTTACCTCCATAAACGCTGATTCTCTAAATAATAATGTTGTAATTACGGGAACTCCAGGGCTTCCTATAACAACTACAGGGACTATTAATGTTGGTTTAGCACATGATTTATTGGCATTAACTCAATTTGGAGGGGCAACTGGATTCGCTGATAGAACAGGGGTTGATACGTGGGCATTAAAGTCGATAACAGGTGCCACTCCTATTACAGTTACTACCAGTTCCGCTAACATCCAGATTGGCATAACGCCAAATCAATACGTTGATTCTATTGGCGCTGATGTTCCCAATGGTACCAATGCAGCTAATTTGGTAATAACAAGCAGCACAACCAACCCTATAACTGGCAATGGCATTTTTCATTTTGCATTCGGAAGCGACTTGCTTGCATTAATTAGCTTTGGAGCAGGAACGGGGATACCGGTACGTACTGCTCCTGGTGTTTGGTCTTTAACTGGTTCGGGAATAGCGAATGTACGGTTTAATGGAGTAACAGGAGCTATACCTCAGCTTTGCACCATTAATTCACAGTTTAATGTAGCAACTGTAAATCACATTGCTACGGGTCAATGGGTAATTACTTATACAACGCCATTGGCTAATACTAATTATGTTGTGATAGCTACAGCTGGTAATGGCGCATCTATTGTTACTAGCTATGCAGCAACATTAACAACTAGTGTTACGGTTTATGCTTTCACCACTAACACAAATGCGCCTACAGACGTTGCTGATATAAGCGTTACTATAAGTTAAAAATGCCCAGAAAATATAATAAAACAGAAGAAAAAGAACAGGCGTTTTTCTTTAGATGGTTAAGCTATGCCCATCCTGAGCTAAGGAAAGTAGTTTACGCTATACCTAACGGAGGCTCCCGTAATATCTTTGAGGCTCATAACATGAAGCTTGCGGGGGTAACGGCGGGAGTGCCTGATGTAAGTATTGACATTGCTTCTAAAGATGGTAAACATCACGGCTTAAGGCTTGAGTTTAAGGTAAAAGGCAGAAAATCTAGTCCTATTCAAAAGGACATTCAGGACGCCCTACGACAACAAAACTATCGAGTTGAAATCGTTTATAGCTGGAATGAGGCGCAACAAGTTTTTCTTGAGCATTGTGGTTTATCTAGCTGATTTGTAAGCTTAGACATGAAGAACGCAAACAGTGCACACCCCTCAAATGCTAGTAATAGATGGAGGGACTATATAATAGCCCTAGCATCTAAGAAAAAGAAATGTTCAAATATAAGTAAAATATCGACAATAGGTTTGGAATATGTCGATTGCATAAACAAGAGGCTCCCCAATGTTTATCTTTAATTATGTATCTACCCTATTAAACGGTCCACAATGGATAACCTGGTGGTTAATTATGGCAGTATTGGTAATAGCGGCCCCCTTCTGTATATGTGATGTATTATTTCGCACAAAGTCTATTAGGGAGAAGCTAACTAATTTTATTACAGAGTCGCGGGCGCGCAGAGCGTCTCGGCCACCCTCTCCAACAACGCTGGGAATTTTAGAGGTAACCCAAGCATGTATTGAGGATTACACAGAAATACCAATAGCCCAACCGGCTATATTGTTTTCGCATACCATAACCATTATGGTTCCTCACGAAAGACATGTAGAAGAAAGGGCAGTTAGGAAATCCATGTTAGGACTACCAAATTAGGGTGACTCTTAATATTGACGTCCGTTGTATATCGCGCGAAAATATAGGACCAAAAGCTCACGGAACGGCAAATGCACCATATTTTCAAGGACATATTACTTCAACCTCCCTATAATAAGACATCTGAGGCTGATAAAGCGTTGGCTGTACGCAGGACCTATGAACAAAAACAGATTAAAGATTTAGAGAAAAAATGCCAGGCATTGTCAGATGCATATGAGGAGGACCTGGGGGATAGCAGTAGGTATACAGCCGCGTTAGAGAGGAGAATAGAGGTGGCTGATGAAATGCTAGAGAAAGCTCTAACGCAAGAATTCAAGAGGCAGCTTAACATTATCTTGAATGTAACTTAACTACAGGATTTTAGTTTTCGTGCTGCATACAGAAAGGGTATGCTTGAAACTGCCACGATAATAAAGAAAAGGGGCCAACTGATATTGGTATAGCCCTTAAAATAGCCACTCCCATAAGCCAATAATGTGCGCATAAATGATGCAAATGAGCATACTACAGCAATTTTAGTGATTATATATTGACCTTTACATAAACTGGCTAAAAAAGTCATTAGTGCCGTATGAGCCATTCCACATACAATAGCTTGAATAACTACCGTAATAGTAAAGATAACTTTGTTTTGGCTGCTTGTTGCGAAATACAACAACACCAAGGGAGCAGCTAACTGTAAAATACCACACCCAATCATGCCTCGCATAATTCCTGTTTTAGTAAGCCATTTGCCGGCAATAGCACTCGCCACCAGCATGGCTACAGTACCCACAGTTCTTACGGTAAAGGCTAATTCAGATTTGCTAAATCCTAAATCCATAAACATTACTGGACCCCAGTATTGGGTAACAGAATCACTAATTTTATAAAACAATATAAATAATGCAAGCCACTTCAATGAGTGGCTCTGGTTTAAATCCTTTAATGCATGTTGTAAAGTTTTAACAAAATCTCGTAGGGGCTGTTTATCTGGGTGATTAGAGATAGCGTTTTGGGTAGTATCACCCAAGCATAACCAACCTATAAAGCTAGGTATTAATAAATATAGCATTAGTAGATTAATTCGTTGCCAGGAGAAGTTATGAGCAGAACAATATAAAGACCCAGCGCCTGCTAATAATAAACCCGTATAAAATCCCATGTTAGTAAAAGCCATAGCCATCGGCAAACGTTCCTTGGTGAAGTTCCCCGCACGGTAAGCTGCTGATATAGTATCTATCATAGCCATCCCCATGCATATGAGAGTTGCTAATAAGCAGGTTAATAGATAATCCTTGTGTGGCGATGTATAGGGCATAAACCCCATCATGATAAATAAAACAGCAAGTAAAAATAACGCCCACGCCTTACGATGACCAAAGCATCTATATAGAACTGGGGCCACATTATGATCGAAATACGGCGCCCATAATATTTTTAAAGAATAGGGAATTGTTATTAACGCTAGAATGCTGATTTGCTTAGCAGAACCATGCTCAGAATAGATTAATAACGGTAAGCTGCTTGCTAAAAAAATAAACACGGAGCCTGAAGAAAAAGCTATTCCAAACAAAGAAAAGAAAGCAAAATTTATATTTATAAAAGTCTCCTATTCCCATTCCCTTTATCTAGAACCATGGACTTCATAAGCTCAAATTCCGGGTCTATATCTATCTCATTAGCCTTCATAATGCAACCATTAAGCGACATAATCGCTAGGATTACTAGTATATTTTTCATTTTTACTCCCATTCCAGAAGGCCAAAACAAGGACCATCTCTAAAGAAAGTTTTATTTGCCCTTGTACATCTATATAGGCATGCCGATACCGATTGTTTTTTGCTTTTATATTTTGGCCCCATTAGTTTTAATATTTTTTTCACACGAAGAGGGCGAGCAGCTTGCGCAAGTATGTCCTTAACCATTCCCTCATACCCTCCTTCTATATGGATCCTTTTTTGACAAGGTATGCGAGTAATAGGAAAGTCCTTCTTAACTTGCTGTTCTTTTTGCCAAATTTTAGCCTCTAAAGCTAGCCTAAGAGCGCTCTCTGTGTATCTGTCAATATTTATAAAAGCATCTTGCTCTACTACTGGCTTATTAAACAAACTCTTTAAAAAACTAGTAATACTCATTATTCACCCCCTATCTGTTCATTGGTTTCAATAGCCCCAATTATAGGCGCTTCCTTGGGCTCCTTCTCCCGCTCTTGCATCTTTGCTTCCATCATATTAACCCACCCTTGTGCTGCTTCTTCTGTAAGCTGAGCTAATGTTTTTACCCGAGCTTTGCGTAAGATTGCTTCCTCTGTTGCAAATGGATCGCTCGCGAAAGTAATCAAATGTGCCAATTTTTCCAGGGTCTCCACCGTTATAGGAACGACCTCATTCACAGTATGTTCTATTATATTACCATCATTAATAGGCTTGCGCACAATAGCGGGGCTATCTTGAGCCTCTTCAGCTGATATTAAGCCTTTTAATAAATGAGGGAAAGCATCTCTTAAGGCAAACCCGCGAGCACGCATCTGTAGCATACGCTTAGGATAGGTGGTCCATGGTCCTTGTTTACCCCATAGGTTTGCCTTCTGTGCATCTTCCTTGCTGAATTTAGCAACAACATCTGCCTTATCCTTTCGCTTAACAATGCACACCGCAACCCATATATCTTCGTCAAAAGTTTCTATTATATCCATGCATTCTACAGCCCTCTCACATAATGCCTTCATTAGGTCACCCCAGACAGCGGGCTTGCCATTAATAACCGCAATGTTCTGTAATGCTTGTAGGGGCTGTATACCAAGCTCCCCCCCATGCGCCACAGCCAGCAATACATCTATAGGCCTCCCTTTAAAGCTTCCTGGACAAAAGCTTGAATTAGCTATTAGGTTGGCTGAGCGCTGGGCATGCTCGAAGCTCGAAAAATCTAAAATCTGTATACTACTCATCTTTACTCCTAATTTATATTACCAATCTATTATCAATCTGCCGTCTATTCTCCTCTAATGTCATTCTTGCTTGTATTTGCTGGTTAGTAACAACTTGAAATTGCGCTATTAATGGGCGAGCCGCTTGCCTTCCTATGAGCAAATTTCCCCGTATTCTTTGTTGTCTTTGATGAGGCATTTCAAGAACCTCTTGTATATCCCTTCTTTCCGGTGGTGTTATATTAATGTCTGACATGTTTGTTCCTTTACTATTTTAAAAACCAAGCCATAATTGAGGCCCCAAGCACAAAAAACGATAAGCATAAGCGCATAACAATAACATCTAATTGGTCTATAATTTTTTCTTCCACTAACATATCCATTACCTTGCTAACCACAAAAGACCCTCCCAGACAGCACACGAATATAAATACTATTGTTGTAATTTTTGTCATGCTTGCTCTACTTTTAATTGCTTAAGTTTTTCTTCTAAGGTTTTAATCTCAGCCTCTGTTCTTTTTAAATCTATATGGTGTGTAACTACCTCCCTAACCCGAACCTTTTGGTCATCCGTCATAATGTCAATCATGTGAGGCCCCCAAGCCATTCCAATTCTATGTAATTTTTGCCATGCAATTAGAGTATGCCTAGGCGGTCCGGGAATGGTTTCAGGTTCCTTCATCCATCTACCAACGCTGCGAGGATGAACACCCATAAGCTTGGCTAATTGTTTTTGCGTAAGGCCAAGCTCTTGCATGATTTGTAAAATATCTATCTTCATTCCTTACTCACTTTAAAACTTAACTGTACGTACTCTTTGGCTTTTACAGTATATTCTTTAGTGGTAACCTGTTTTCTAACGAAGTAGTTACCATTGCTTAACTTAGCCACACTGGCATTGCCCATGTCAGCTAGTATTTTATTCTCTAGACCTTCTTTAATTTTTTGATACTCTCTGATTTGCTCTTTAGCCCCATGGATTACTTCACTAATCTGAATGCAGTCATCAGGCAGCTCTACAACCTCATCTTGCACCTTATCATATTGACGTTTAATGCATTCTTTAAAACGAGGATGCACAAAGTTACGGTCAGGCGGAATCTTCTTAAGAACATGCTCTTCCCAAAAATGCTTTGCTTTATTAAAAATGAGCTCATCCATTTCATAATCGCGTTCAAAGTTATATATCCTAAACTCATTACCGCCAAATAAGACAGCCACATCCCAAGCAGGATAGTCCAGAACCAGCATGTAGTGGGCTATTTGATAATAATAATGCATGGGTATATCGGAGCTGGTACTAGGACCACCGTCGCCCCACAGATGTTTAGAGTTCATGTTGACGGTTTTTATCTCTAGGCCTTTGCGTTCACCCTTAATTAATCTATCGGGATGAGCTAATAGAAATGGATAAGGCTGGTAATCAAGTATAGCGCTATTGCCTGGATTAATTAACTCTTTTCCAGTCACTTGAGAATAGTGTTGTGCTATAGGCTCTTCTAATAGATTACCCCATATGAC